GAGATTGTGTGCTGTTGCCAATGCTTGTTCTGTGTTTTTGAACAACTTTAAATTCAACTTTTGATACCATTTTTGCCATTATGAATTCTCTATACTAAATGTGTCAGTGTTAATATCAGTTGTAAATCCATAATCGGAGTTAGCACTAATAGCACTTGTCTCAACTGATAGCGAAGCGTTTGCAGATGGTGACGTAAGAGGTGCGCCATTTGCAAACTGTGATGGAGTTACTGTAAGTCTTTCAATTTGTGCCGAATCAGCAGGAACATCCCCAAAGAAGTTTGTAACAGACCTTTTGATAACACCTTGATTTGCAACTGGACCGTATATATATGCTTTCATACTGAAGTTAAGACTATATATCAAAGCACGGCGAGTGTCAAAATCACCTTCATATGTATCTTCAATTGAAACATCTTGAAGAACAACAGGTGTATCAACAACAACATTCATCTCTGGAATCAAACGAATATTCGTTGTAAACTCTGGGCGAAAGTATGGAAGTATCTGTTCAAGTATCTGTGCACCGTCATCAGCATTCGATACAAAGATTGATAATAAAATATTAATATCATATGGTACAGGCACATACTGTGTTTTTAAACGGTCATTATCATCAGACTTGAGATTGACATTTTTAAGAGTAGATGATAGTTTCCTTGCCGGAGCATATGTCATGCCTGTGATTTCGAAACCCATACGAGGTAATGTAATCGCTACCGCCTGTTCAAAGTTTGGATCTTGACGGAGACGGACCAAGAAACGTTCCTTGGGTCCGTACGCAAGTGGAACTGCGATAGATTGGATACGCTCACCAGCAGTGTTCAGTCTCGCAATAACAATGCCATTGAACAAATTGCCAAAACCGATTATATATTTGCGTATTGTACCGTGATAATATTGTTGAAACATTAATATCGGTCCACTTCACCAAAAGGATTTTTTTCACTAAAGTCAATTACAGAACTTGGACTAAAGATTGGATCGTTGCTTTGGAAATAAGAGTTGTTTGCAGTCGGTTGATTGTCTTCAATCCTATATTCTTGCATGATAGTTCCACCATCTTCATTCAATAGTTTTTCATCATCTTCAAGCAACATCTCATATGCGAGTATGTCCGTGGTATAGTTATCTTCAATACTATCTATATCAGATATACCAGTGTCAATTTGCTCACTACTATATTCGAATAACTCACAACGAATATCATATGTCTGAAGTCGACCAGTCTGATAGAATACTTGCTCGTGCTCAACAAACTTTATTTCAAAAAGTTTTTTTACAAGAGGGAAATAAATCAAGTCGCCTTCTGTTGGTCGATTTGTAGTGATAGAATATCCCTCTAACCCACCTTCTTCAAGTTGAATAGAATCACCAGCATATGCAGTTGAAAGATATTGACGAGAAGGAGCATTTGTATCTGCATCTTCTGTAAGAATATTGTATCCAACTTCAGTAGTAAGTTTTTCCGATTTTGCTTGGTCGAATCTTTTACGAGCCACTGTCAATGTAATCTGGTCACGTATTTCAAGATTGAACTTCGATAAGAAATCGCCTTCACCTTCAAACCCTTCAACATTTTTAATGTACATCTCAAGGTCAACAGCATCATCAAATTTACGAAGCGTATCTTCACCAAACAATGGATCTTCACGCACGAATACGCTCGGAATATACTTGACATTATATCCGTAAATTTTGAGGCATTCGATTGTCAAATCTTCAACGAGGTCTTGTTCACGACCATAATTGAAGTTATTGAAGTATTGGTTTAACATAATTTTTAACCTGTCATGTCATTGACGGGCAGACTGTAACTCACTATCATTTCTTCTTCGAGTTTTTGAATCTCTGCTTCAGCATCGTCATAAATCTTTGCACCATTGAACGTCAAACCACCAGGGAGTTGTACACCTTCAAATTTAGTAAGATTGCTTCCCCATTGACGTTTAATCAATGCAGTTGCATATCGTGAAAGCCAACGGTCTCCCCACACATCACCATATGTATCTGGATCTGTGATCTGATATGCATCAACAATTACATATTCTCCAGTAAGAATATCATCTGTCCAATCCATATCAATGTGAAGTTTGTTGACGTGGCGATTATAACGAATAGGTTTGAGACCAACAAAGATTTCTTCAAGCATACGTATGTGTGTCATTGCCATTGTATATGGAACATACGAACTTGCAGAAATATCAAAGAGGTCGTTCAAGTGAATCTGATAGCGAATGCTGAACAGATTAGAAGATTGTAACGCTTGACCGATTGGTAAGATATTATTGATTCCTATGATCGACTCTGGAATCGTGATGTAGCCATTGGCTTTATCAGTAGCAGTTACAATATGTTTATGCAAAATACGTTCAGTCCCATCAAAGTGGTAATCCTGATAGTATTTCAATGCTTCGTCTACACGATCATCTACCTGTTCATCGTCCACGTTAATGTCGATGACGGGATAACCAAGTCTACGAAGGCAGTAATCTTTAAATGTTTGTCGTGAGTTTGGAACAGCCATAGAAAAACTCCAGTCATTTATATCTATTTATAAACAACTGGAGTTATCTACTGGGGAGCAGGGGTATTATTATGAGAAGTAAGGTAGTTTATATGTACTTCCACCGAGATTAAATGTAAGGAAACCTGCTGGATTCACAAGTGCTTCGTCATTCAATGCAACATCATCTTGAGTTGTTGTAATTGAACTTGCACCAACTGTAACTGCAACGTTAGCAGAAGTCAGTTTGGACGCAATACTATTTGTAACAGTTGTGCTGAAGTTTGCATCATCACCAAGAGCAGCAGCCAACTCATTTAGTGTATTTAGAGTAGTTGGAGCAGAGTTGGCAAGATCAGCAATTGATGTATCAACATATAACTTCGTAGCAGCATCAGCGTTAGCAGATGGTGTACCAAGTTCAGTAATTTTATTACTGTTCATGTCAAGGTCATCACCGAACTCAATCTTAGTACCAGCACTATCAGTGATGCGCTTACCACTGAGAAGTTGAACTGTACCCTTGAGTTCAATATTACCTGAAGATGTGGTAAGAGCAATATCACCACTTTCTGTAGCAGTTAAGTTAACACCAGCAACTGATTGAACAGTTGTTTCACCACTACCTAATGTTTTAATTGTAAGAGACTGGTCAGAATCAGCAGTGAATGTGATTGTACCAGAATCGTCTTCAAGAACTTTTTGCCCGTTGACATATAATGACCCAGGACCAACATATACATCTTTCCATGCGAGAGATGGAGTACCAAGACTATATGTATCATCAGCAGCAGGAATAATATTCTGTGCTTCAACAGTTGTTGTGAATGTATTAGAAGAACCACTTGCTAAAGTGGAAACTTCTGACTCAAGGTTTGCAATTTTGACGAAACCAACGTTAATGCTGTTGCGTCTTGTTGCAAATGTATCGCTTGATACTAAGTTAGCAATCTGTGTCATTTATAAGACCCCTATGCTAATGTGTCTGGAATAGTTGGCCAGTCATTGAGAGTTGCTGTTGATTCTTCAGTGTCTGTATGAAGAGCAATGAATGCATCCATATCAGCAGCAGCATCAATTGCAGCTTCCATTGTACCAGAAGCGGTACGAACAGCAGCACGATATGTTGCAACATCAGTAGGAATTGCAGCACCACCTTCAGCAGCACGAATTACGTACCAGTCTGATGGTGAAAGAAGTGAAGCAGCAGTTGCTTTTACTTGTACTTTCTTCTGTGACTTGAGACCAAGAGTAGTAACAACTTCACCATCTTCGTCTAATTCATTTGAATCTTCAAGTGCTTTTTCAACATGTGTATATGTCTTTGTGACTGTACCAGCAGCATCGTCAACAACAACTGAAGAACCGCCTTGATTGTAGAAACGATTATCAACAGATGCACCTTCTTCACTATATGAATAGATGCTGATTGCTTGAAGTTCAGCAGCAGACCAACGTGTAAAAATACTACGTGGATGCTGAATGCCGCCGATTGTAATTGCTTTTGGACGTGTGTAAACTGCGGTCACACTTCCTGATTCTACTAATGCCCACATTTTTTAATGTCTCCTATTTTGGATTATTCATTATATAGTGTTTCAATAATTATCTTGCTCTTGCCTGTGTGCTTGCGTCAGTACCGCCTTGGTAGTCGTTAGGCATACCTTGCTCTCCCTTGTGTCGAGACGTTCGACCCTCCTTGGAAAGCGCCACCTTCACTTTCAGTTAATAGATCGATGCTGCACGTATTCGCTCCGCTTGCGTTGTAACTAGTTGAGGATGTTATTAGCTTAAAGCCGTTGGCGAGTGGTATAGCGTGAGTGCCCCAAGTGACTGCGTTGCCATTGATTGTGCATGTTCCAGACACATCAGGGGCCGCACCTGTATAAACAACCGGGCCTTCTGCACTAGCGTTACCAGTAAAGCCGTCTGTGAACGGAGTCGTAATGCTTGCTTCTGGTAGGTTCTGTGTGGCTACATCACCGTGACCCGAAGGAGTTGTATCTGTGAAGGCTGTCTGACCTGTGTTGACTGTAATTATAGTTGATGTATTCCGCCCACCCGCAAATGCGAAAAAAGTATCAGACGTAATCTGAAATGCAGCGTTAGTTCCGGCGTCTGCTTCGATGTTAGCTATGGAAGCAGAATTTTGAAGTGTTCCATCGATAGCATAATATACGTAGCCACTAGCTGTAATGTAAACTGTAATACGGTTTGTTGTCCATGATGATCCGTAAGAAGTTTCCGAAGCCCCGTTTACAGACTTATTCCCGCCGTTTTCAAAATACCATTTACCAGTTTCAGGGTTAACAATAATACTAGCCAACTCTCCGCTGTAGGTTGCGTCATCAATAAAGCCAACTTTATCGTCCCCACTTGAACCACTAAACGTAAATT